CCCTTATATTTCATATCCCATACGTTTACCATTTTTTACAACTCCAATACCTTGGTGTTAGCTTGCTAGGTGGATTAGTATCACATTTATGCCTTGCTCTAAAAGACTTTCTTCTTTTTGGTTGTGATTTTTTAATTGTCATCTTAGGATCACCAAATCTAACCAACTTAACTTGTTCTCCTTGCTTTGCCAGAACAGCAAACTTTTTAGACTTTCCCGGTGTTCTTTTTGGTTTGTTGTAACCACTAAACCTTTCACCTCTATATGTAATTGCCATTATTTGTTTTTCCTTGTTCTAATTATAGGTCTTGGCTTCATCAAGTTATCTAACCATTCCCATGCTTCAATTAAATATTTCTTCATTAATGTAATTCTTTTTCCTCAATAAATATTATTTCAGAGTTTGCGTTGACCTCACCATTTGACATCAAGCTCATAATCTTTAGTGCATCGTCTTTTGTTTTTGCTTTAATTTCTTTACCAACATAAACCATATCACCTTCAAGCACTTCTAAATTAAATATTTTGTGTTGGTGGTACATTGCCTGTAAATAATCCTTGAGCTTGATCTTTTGCACTTTGTCGTAAGGCCTCTCTGTCTCTTTCCATGATTGCGTTAAGTTCAGCAATGTTTACCTGTGCGCCATACTTAGCTTGGAGTTCCATTGCTTTGACTTTTAATTGTGCCTCTTCTATATCTCTTTGTCTATCATCATCAAGAATGATTTTCATCCTATCTGTTTCTGCATCAATCAAGGCTTTCTGCGCAGTAACTTGTGCTTTTTGCATCTCAGCTTGTGCCAACATTTCTTCAGCAGATGGTTTATCTTGCTCTGGTTGTGGTGGCATTGGAGGAACTTCAGCATTAATAAATGAGGTAGAGTCTTGGAATCCAGCTAACTCAATCATTCTAGTTAAAGTATTAGAATATTGCTGTAGATTTACTAAAGGATTCTGTGGCCCTAGCAATTGCATAATTTGTTCTTGCTTGCTTGCGATATTTTGTAATATTGAGAACTTTTCTGTATCAGATGACTTAGATATGGCTACATTAACCACTAAGTCTTTGTCTGTATCCCAGTATCTTGGATCTACAGGTACAAATTTACCGTTTAATCTAAAGACATCTTGGGCGTTTTGATGCTTGATAACCAAGTTATTTGTGGTTCTGAACATCTCTTTTAGGCCGCCTTCTGCAAAATGTCTGCAAATAAGTTCTACTCTTCCTTGCGCGCCACTCATAGTTGCAGTCACAGCCGCGCTAGTAGTTGATTGTAGCGCTTCAGCGTTAAGACCTGCACTTGCTTTAGATACGCCAGTTCTATTTTCTTTGGCTTCGTCTAAATATCCCAATACTGGGAATGCTTCTTTACCTACAAATGGTACTGCAAATGGTTGTACCATTCCTGGCGCACGCATACGTATGGGTTGTCCTATATCTGTATTTAACACATCGTCAACATTAACTTGTCCTTCAACAATACCCATTCTTGGGAAAATTGAATGACCTAGTGAATCAAGCGTATCACGCATAATTTGTGACTTAGCAGCTTGTATAGGTTTTAAATAATCAGCTGGACATGAACCAATAGCTGTGTGCGGTTCTGGATCAGGACAGAACATGCATATTGGTAAATCATCCCATTGTTCTACATTTAAAACATGAATACCATTACCGATGGTACATACTCTAATTCTTTCATTAATACCGTCACCATCAAAATCATAGAACAAGTAATGCTCTACATATAAAACATCTTTCCCGCCAGCATCGTTTCTGTCTGGGTATACCATATTATCAAATGGGTTTCTTGCTTCTATTTCTTCATAAGCCTCTGGATCTACTGCACTACCGCCATAACTTGCGTATTGTTCTACCTCTTCTTCGTCATAACCCATTGCTACTAAATCAGAAACAGACTTAATCATTCTGTGTGCAACATAGGATGCAGACTGGAGGTCGCGTGCGTGTCTTGATATTAATACTTCTTCTGGTGGTATCGCTTCAATACACACTTGGTTTTTTTGTTTTACTCTTCGAATTGTTAAATCAAAACTTACTGGTATTTCCTCTGTTACTTCTTCACCGCTTAGTGGATCAAGTGTAGTAATGGTTTCTTTAGTAACTGACTCTTCAACTATCTCGACATCTTTATCTAAGATAAGTGCTTGATAAGATGCAGGATCAAGATTCGTATATTCGTGCGTGGTTGCTACAACTGAATCATCCCAAAAAACTTTAACAAAACCAGTCTTCCTAACTAGCGCATCTTTAAATGCATCATATAAAACTTGGAAGCCAGGATTTTTTTGTTGGATAATATAATTAATATAATCAGTTTGTTGTTCTGCAAGCGGAATATCTTCTGCGTTTTTAGGTACAAACTCTACAATTTTTTTCGTACCAAAAAAAGTACGCATGATAGATGGCAACATAAATAATATGCTCTCTCTAACATCCGTAGATATAAATTCTGATTGCACGCTTGAGGTGCTTTGTGGTTCATTACCAAGATAGTATTCGGTTGACTCTGCTCTCTCCTCTCCAACTTGGTGTATGAAATCTTTGGCATCATCCATCTCTGCCTTGATAACACCGCTTAAGTCTAAAAGGTCTTGTTCTTTTTTAACTTCTACAGAGACTTCTTCAATTTTTTTGTTTTTTGCCATAAATTTATCCAACTCTAATTATTCGTGATTTAAGTGGTTGTCTAAAATTATAACCAAAATGGTTACCACTTCCACTAAAACTTGCAGCTGAACTTGCCATTGTTAATGCAAGCGCATCTGCCTTGTCTGGTGACTTGATGCCGCGTTTGCGCATTTCGTCTTTGCTTTCAATTTTTATTTTACCACTAGATGTGTATTTATATAAGGGGGAAGCTAACTCTGCTTCTAGCTCATTATCATGAGGTAATCTGCAATCTCTAGAACTTAACCAGTCTTTAATTGCAAACCATAATTCCGCGCGTAGGTTCAAATAATTTTTTTTCGTTGATGGTGCTTCTGCGACATTGACTCCACGCACGGGTAAGTTTTGTTCTAATAATCTATCTACTACACCGGCACCGAGTCCAATAACATCAATTAGTATTTCTTGTGGTCTTTCTATTGCAGTTGCATCATCATAACGATTTTTAATTACACCGCACAGTTGCATTAAATCCATAGATGGAAATGATTGAATTTCAAGGACATGATTTCCCTGACGCACGCATAGGGCAGAATTGTCTCCACCAAATCTTGCTACGTCCAATCCCCATACAATAGGTTCACTAGCTGCGAGTGAAACATCTCTATCAACTGCGCTTTTAATTAGTTCCATTGGTATAACAGTATCATCATCCGCGGTTGGGAATTCGCCCATCACCTCCACGCGTGCGACTGTAGAATCTTCCCCGTACTGCTCAATCATTTTGCTGAAGAGATCTTTGTCAGTACCTTCAACCGTGCGTGAGTCTATCTGTTCGTTTTTCCAAAATGCTTTTGCGCTGTGGAATGAATCATAGAATGGCCCTTGGTTCCTGCGTGGGTTAGAAAAGGTAAACCAAAAACGATTTGGAGTTGGTTCAGAAAAGAATCCCTCTGATACAGAATAAATAGGAGCTGGAATACCCGATGCTTCATCCATAATCAAACATACTCCGTATGATGAGTGGATACCTGCAAACGCATCTGGGTTTTCCTCACTCCATAATTGTGCTTGGGCGTAGTAGTAACCAGTATCTATCTTTAGATCTCTTTCTAATGCTTGATCAAACCAAGCAGCTGGTTTTATGGTTGTTGCAGTTTTTGACCACCAATGAGAATTTAAAGATAATGTAAGCCACTTACCAAGCTCCGCCCATGTTCTACTTCTTAACTGTTGTTCTGTGTTAGCAGTAACAATTACTGTTGATCCTAATCTGGTTGATAACATCCACAAAATAATCCAAGCAACCAAAGCTGATTTACCGATACCACGACCTGATGCTACTGCCATTCTAAACATCTCTGGTAAATCCTTAACACCATTACGTTGAATGTGTATTGTCATTTCTCGCAAAATTTTTTCTTGCCACTTCCTTGGCCCTTTAAATTCTTCAAGGGGGGTATCCTTCATTCCCCAAGGAAAGACAAATTTGACGAAATTTAATGGGTTATCTTTAATTACTGGTGACCATAATTCGGTCATCAATAGCTTTTCTTCTTCTGCTTTATACTTCATAAAAATTACCTAAAAAAATTTTCGCATAGTGTATATATATATAACGCACCACCCACGTACGCAAAGGGGGGGTAAATTTCTTTTCTATGCATATTATATAAACGCAACGCAACAACGCACAAACGGGGCTACGCGTGAACGCGTGCAAGCATTAGTCTTTAACATCTTTTAATGATAGCGTTTCTTTTTCTTGATGATTAATAACTTTCATTCTTGACTGTGCGTGCGTGAGTGCTTCTTTAATATTTAATGTATGTTCTACTGTTTGCTTGTCCGCCCAGGTGTCACGATCAGCCGATTTTAAATAAAACTGTATTGCGTTAAATTCCCCGTCTTGTATTTTTTCCATTAACTTTGATGTTGCTAGTTGAAGCCCTTTTGCTTTTCCTCTGTCCAATGCTTCCGCTAATTCCGAATTTTTTTTAATTCTATGCTTGTTAAATGTATCCCAACCCACATTCAATGACTTGCAAATGTCCATGATTCCCATGTTAAGCGAGGCGAGATATTCAACCCTTTCATAATCTATAACTATAGGTTTTCTCCCTCTTTTTTTTGGTGTTTTTGTTGTCATATTCCGATTAATTATAGCTTAAAAGGGTATTAATTAAGCCTTATTTGATAATTAATTACATTATTTTATATAAATGTGTTGCAGTCTGTACATATTTATGTATCATATAAGAGTGATATATATTAATAACCAATTAAAAGAGGTAACAAATTATGAATACATATAAAGAATTAAAAGAACTTTCAAAGACAAGAAAAAGAAAACTTGCAAACAATACATATTTAATTGTCAGAGATGATGGCGGATTTGGTGTAAGGCTACATAACACAGAAGTGGTTATTCATTACAAAGACAAAATTGTTCTTAATACTGATGGATTTTATACCAACACAACCAAATCAAGAATAAACGAGTTTTCGCCATTTAGTATTTATCAAAAAAATTATCAATGGTTTATAAA